GTATGGAGTCGTTGGATGAGCTCAAGAGACTACATGCTAATGAAATTGCCGCTAAAGGGTGGACAACTTTCCTCGTGGAATACTTGCTGGACGGTTCAAGAGCTAGTGGTAGCGGGTGGACGACAGATGGGAATTCCATGATTGGTGCGTACTTTGATTATTGTGCACACAGAGAGTCTGGATTAAGCATTGAGGAATCCTATTATAGAATAGGACTCATTTACGGTGATGACAATGTTAGTGATGTTGCGGAAGAATTCTACAAGCAAGTTGCTAAAGATCTTGGTTTGTCCATTAAAATCAAGACCATCAAGGAGGGGGGTTCAATCGGTTATTTAGGCAGGGTGTTCATAAACCCGTGGCAGACCGAAACATCTTTCCAAGATCTCAATAGATCATTGCCGAAGATTAATATCACATGCGCTCCAGCATCCGTCGTTCCGATGGAAGTTGCTGCTCATGCTAAGGTTAATGGATATTTGCCCAATGACACATTGACACCAATTTTATCCATTTGGTGCCAACTAGTTGCCGCAATGTATGAGAATGACATAGAGCTCACGGAAACTATGCAGATGGCCGTAGCTAGAGACCAACCGTTCTGTTCTAGAACAGGTCAGGTGTGGCCACAGTATTCCGAGGATAGTATGGACTTGCTGGAGGCAGCAGCCAAGAGTCTCGGAATTACTGTCGAGGAGGTCCTGGATTTTGAGGAGCATCTGTCGAATATAGCAGATGACTTTATGCAAACAGGTGACAGACAGCTTGCGTTGGATAAGATGCAAGCTCTTGGTCCGGTTAATGACAGAGCCGGATTAATCACTGAGCTGACTAATGAGTTGGCTGTCGATGCAGTCGTCAGTGGCAAAACTGATGATTATTTTCCATACGAAGGACTACCAGAGGACGGTACCTTAGCTATGTTGTGCGTGCTCTATGACGCATACAATAAGGAGCTATTGACTGATGCGAATAGTGTTAATCGCTTACAGCGGTTTAAGTTCATGGTTCAACCAACCCAAGCGTTGTTGAGCGAAACAGCCAATGTAATTCAGGCGTGGCAGAAAGCCGAAGGACCGTTTTACATTGTTGACCAAACATACTTGTTAGAGTCATCAGGCGCACCCAAGGATGGGGAGCCCGTCGTCACTAAAGGAGTGTGTATGGCCCCTGTTTTGCGAAAAGTGGGCGCAGACGAGGAACCAGAATGGAAAGCCGCCAAGAGCATTAAATGTCCGTTGGCACAATGTGGTGGGGGACTGCTACGGTATACGCCGAGCGGTCCGTTTATTTAAGCCCAGTGTCCGCTGATAGAGAGGGGAAAAAAAAAAAAAAA